AGTGAACAAACTTTTGGTGCGTTGCACACCTCGCAAACCCTTGTTTTATATACCTTTTCTTTCTTTCTTTCTTAATAATAATATACCATGTTCACTTGTTCACTCTATTTTAAAATGTATGACGGGGTAAATTTTCCTAGCTTTACATTGTCAAGTTCTAATACTGTCAGACAGTACGACGACGAGCCTTTTCTTAGGTGTCATACTTTTGTTCACGAGTGAACATGGTATATTATATTCTCGTAACCTATTGAATCCATTAAAGAATACCTCGTTCCCTGCCCAATGAACATTGCTGAACTTAGTGAACATTTGAGTGAACAACTTGACAGAGTAAAGGTAAATGGGTAATAAAAAAAGATGTTGTGAGAATGTGAGTGAACAAACCAAATACTGTCCGACAGTATTTAACCCCCAAATATGAAACCAGTTTTTGCTAAAGAGGGCGAGGGAAACTAAAAAACATCTTGCATAACTCAAACACGCAACCCTACTTACTGCGCACTCGTCAAAACCCAAATCGAGAACTACCCTATTGACATAGAGTTATAATAGGAGTATAATAGATGTATAGAGTCGAGGAACAGCCGTGTTCGAGCCAATCCAAAACCAAATACTGTCAGACAGTATCGTTCTTTAAAAATATGTAAAATGCCACGCTTATGCGTGGTGCAGAGTAGGCGTAGGGTGCAGTTGTTTCTAAGCTAAGGTTGTAGGAAACAGACTACTATAAGTAAGAAGTATGCGAAAGGCAGAAGGTCGTATTTTGACTGATGAAGCCGATAGCGTGAAGTGATTGAATGTGCAAGGCGAAGTGCCGACAAATCATGATGAACCATAAAACAGCAAGCATATTAGAACCAACAAACTAAAACAGCGAATCCCGAGCAGTATCTCTGCGGTAGTAGATTGATGTGGAATAGGTTAGGGTTTATTAACTTAATTGGGCGAAATACTGTCAGACAGTATCAGAGCCTTCAAAACCCCAAGCCGTTCGACCACACGCACCAATCCCTACCCATGCCCGAACCCCCCACAGGAACTGCAACAAACTAGCAGAGGGCAAACAAACAAAGAGAAGATTCATAGGTCAGGTTGATCTCGGTCAGCCTGCCCGCTTGAGTTTTTTTACAAAGGAGGTGTTACATGAAGGACTTAATGGAAGTAGTAGCTTGGGCAGTCGTAGGTGTTTTCACCTATGTACTTTTTGTATGGACTTGGAATTTAATTGATTTTATATGGAGGTTTTAAATGAACTTATTTTTAGTGTTTATCAACGGGCTTATATTCCTGACTTGCTTTTATGGTCAGTTCAACCAATACGAGGTTAATTGGTTCTTTGTGTTTGGTATGGTGTTTAGTGCCATAGTTTTAACTTTATTTATGGGAGATGAGAAATGAATAACTTAGTGGGAAAGACAGTAGCAAGCGTGGTCTATCAAGACCCTTGGAATAACGGAATAACCCTGACATTTACTGACGGCACAGAGGTAAGGGTGAGGGACACCACTCAAACAGGGGACATGGAAGTTTTAGTTGATGGTGTGGAAATGGAATCTAATTGGCATAAAGGAGAGGAAGAATGAGTGAAAAACAATGGAAAAGGTTGTTGTGGCATGAGTTGTTTCATTATGGGTTTAGACCCGACCCTGCTACACAAAAAAGAATAAGAAAACTACTACTGACAAGGAGTATAAAATGAAAGCAATATGTAGATGTTGTGGAGACGAATACCCACTAGAACGCCTAGTAAAGCTAGGTTACAAAACCTGTTTAGAGTGTGGTATAGACGAAGCCCAAGCCGTAAGCGACGGGTTTACAGTAGCCATTCCGTTTAATAAGGGTGCGTATCAGTACATCCATAACCCAAAAGAACTCGCACAAACTAACCCAAAGAGGACAACATGAGCAGAGCATACCAACAAAGGGTAGAGGTAAAAGACCCTTACATGACCTTACAGGAGATTGCCGACATGATGGGCATGAGTCGGGAGAGGGTCAGGCAGATAGAATTGCGTGCCTTGGGTAAGGTTAAAAAGGAACTATATAAGCGAGGCATAACGGCTGAGGACTTTCTAACTACCCTTAAGTACATGAAACCCATTAAGCCTAGCCCTGACGAAATACTGTCAGACAGTATGTACGAACTAATTGAACCCGAAAGGAACGAAGATGATTAAGTGTACGGAATACCGCATGGGCAAACCCCGAACCATTACGGACAAGCCGTTAAAGATGCCACGAGCCAATGACCCTGTATATCTAGGGGCTAAGTTAGTTAAGGCTGATTCTACGCAAGCAAGACGGGAACTGGTCTCGGATGTGAACCCATTTTTCTACATCTTTGGGGAAAACCTAACCCCATACAAAGACTATTTAACCTACGAGGAGAACATGAATGAGAAAGAAAGCAATAGCTAAGAAAGTAATGGCTAAGTTTAAACCCGACCCAGACTCACACCTATATCTAGGGGAAACAGACCCTGCACAGTTTATCCACAGTAACAAGACACACCGCACAGTTAGCGAGGCATTTCGTGACGCTGATTATGCAACTGCGTTTTGGCGTAGCAAGAGTGATTGGGAAGAGGCAGTAGATTTTGTAGAGCAGGCACTACTCGGGTTTATATGGGTAGGTGTAGTTGCAGGGCTAGTAGGAGCAGTAGCGTATTGGTTCATTTGGGGCTAATACTGTCAGACAGTATTTTTATTTCACAACATCTTAGGAGAATCAAAATGAGTTTAGAAAAGTTCGAGCATTTCAAGCAACGCTTCATCAACACCGCACCAATCAGAGGTAGAGCAGTAGAGTGCAGACCAATCGGCAAGCGTAGTAGGGATTGGGAACAGATAGTCAAGCGTTACATTGTGGAGGAGGGCGCACTTGATGTGGAGGGTGGAGAGGCATACGGCGCACACCTACATAGTACCGACTGTGTTATGTATATGGCAGATGGGTCTATCCATATTAAAACCGATGGGTGGGAAACACCAATAACGGCAGAGTTTATCAATCGTTATGTACCACGAGATATGCGTTGCTACAAGAAATACACCAAGATATGGATTGAATATAAAAGTCAGAATTATGTATTGCATAGCACCAAACCTACTGTATTTCGCTATGTTAAATCAGACGACGCCTACTATATCGAGAACCCTATCAAGCTAGAGCAAAAGGTAATTGACAGAACCAAGATGAAAACGGCTAGGGATAAGCTAACACCATTCCGTAACTATGCCAAGATCATGCTCAAACTAGCTGATGGGTGGTTGAGTAACGAGTTAGTAGATCAACACGCAACAGGCGACACCGATTACTATGGTCGTAGGTCTTATGAGTTTAATGGCAAGAAATATGATCGTTGGGCATTGACAGGTTCAATTAGTTCAAATATTGCAGGTGAGTTATACGAGGCTATGTGTAATGCAACGGAAGAACAATTCCCAAAACTTCTTTGTGTAATCTGTGCAACTAGCAACTACAAAGAGAGCCGTACCTGTAAGACTATTCAAGTAGAACGCACCGACTATCAAGGCAACAAGCATATGGAGAATCAAGATATTCGTGAGCATCAGTACGACTACAAGACTGTGGACAATCGCATTAACTACCTCATTAAGCAAGTAGCTGATGTGCATACAACAAAAGAAGTAGCGTTAGGTGTGGTTGCTACAAACTGCTTATGAGGTTTGTGCTATTGACACAGAGGTAGTATAGAGTTATAATAGATGTATAAGTAGATGTTGTGGGGTCGTAGCCTAATACTGTCAGACAGTATTGGGTTTTTTTAATTTTAAATCAAGGAGAAGTATATGAGTATCAAGTTCGGTAGTTCCTTAACTCTCAACGAGTTTGCTAATGCAATATCAACAGTAGGTTCTGATGTAACTATCATTGGTCAGGGTGAGCCTGGAATTGGTAAGAGTTCTATGCTCAAGGCAGTAGCCAAGCGTTACCCCGACTATGAGGTAGCCTACATTGATTGCACCCTGTTAGACCTAGGTGACTTTGCGCTTCCGTATACGGAGGAGGTGGTTCTAGAAAAACTGGCATCAACTCTCAAAGTAACTAAGTTCGCACCAAACGCTAGGTTTAAATTCCAATCGGGTAAGCCTGTAATCGTTATGCTTGACGAGATAGGCAAGGCTATGAAGGCGGTCAAGAATGTATTGCTCACGCTGATGTTAGAAAAGCGTATTGGTGATATGTCTTTGCCCGAGGGTTCGATTGTCTTTGGTACAACTAATCTAGCAACTGATGGGGTAGGTGATAGCCTAGAGGCTCATGCTCGTAATCGGGTTTGTTTTGTGACTGTACGCAAACCACACGCAGGCTTCCAAGCTGATGGCTCTATTGACTCTGACTCTTGGGGTGCGTGGGCTGTGGAGAATGATATTGCTCCTGAGGTATTGGCATGGGTTAAGCAATTCCCTCATGCCTTGGAGTCTTATACTGACCCTGCCCAAAAAGATAATCTATACATCTTTAACCCAACTAAGGCAGGACAGTCGGCGTTCGTGACCCCTCGTAGTTTAGAGAAGGCTAGTCATATAGCTAAGAAGCGTGCTGACCTAGGTGATGGCGTAACTATCTCGGCATTGGCAGGCACAATCGGTGAGAGTGCGGCTCGTGATATGCAAGCGTTCTTTACTGTGGTGGACAAGCTACCTACATGGGAGTCTATCTGTAATTCACCTACAACGGCTAAAGTTCCTGATGATGCGGTGGCTAAATGTATCTTGACCTTCTCTGCTATTACTCGGGTTGATAAAGATACGCTACCTAAGTGGCTCAAGTATGCAGACCGATTGGATAAAGAATTACAGGCGTTGTTTGCCCGTTCAATCGTGAAGTCTACTACCAAGCAAGCTATGGCGGTGTCCAATAAAGACTTTGTGAAGTGGGCTACCGATAACCAATGGTTGTTTTAATCAATACTGTCAGACAGTATTAGAAAAGGAGAAACAAATGACTAGACTAACTGCTGAACAACGAGTTCAAAAGTCCCATGTAGCATTGATGAACGACCCTAAGTATTGTTTGTATTCGGGTATCTTCATGCTAGGTAAGACTGAGGTAGATGATGACTTGGCTACTGCTTGCACCGATGGTAAGAATACCTACTATGGGCGTAAGTTCGTGGACAAGCTAAAGGATTCTGAATTGAAGGGCTTGATACTTCACGAGAATCTACACAAGGCTTTCCGCCATACAACTGTATGGAAACATCTTTACAAACAGAACCCACAACTAGCGAACATGGCTTGTGACTTTGTTATTAACTTAATGATTCACGACTCAGACCCACAAGGTGCAATGGTAACTCTACCTGAAGGTGGTTTGTTAGACGAGAAGTATCGGGGCATGGATGCAGGCGAAGTATTTCGTTTACTTAAACAACAAGGAGGTAAGGGTGGAAAAGGCAATGGTGATGGCGAAGATGAACAAGAAGGTGGGCAGGGCTTTGACGAGCATGATTGGGAAGGTGCAGACGCCTTATCAGAAGATGAGAAACAAGCATTGGCTCGTGAAGTCGATCAAGCATTAAGACAGGGCGCACTACTAGCAGGCAAACTCAACGGCAATGTACCTCGTGAGATTACTGAGGCAATGACGGCTAAGGTTAATTGGAAAGAAGTATTAGCCGACTTTGTGAACTCTATCTGCAACGATAAGGATAACTCTACATGGCGCAGACCAAATCGTAGGTGGGTAGATCAGGGTGTCTATATGCCTAGCGCAATAGGTGAGGCAGTAGGTCGCATTGTTGTAGCCATTGATATGTCAGGCTCTATTGGTCCGAATGAGATAGGTCAATTCTTAGGTGAACTCTTATCCATATGTAACCATGTGCAACCCGAGGGTATCGACTTAATGTATTGGGACACCGAGGTATGCGCTCATGAGAAGTATGAACGAGGTGACTACGAAGCAATCATGTCATCTACTAAACCTGCAGGGGGTGGTGGTACAAGTGCGGAATGTATTCCTAAATACATTGAGCAACACAAGCTAAACCCTGAGTGTGTAATCGTGCTGACTGACGGCTACATTGGTGGGTGGGGTGATTGGAAACACCCTGTGTTTTGGGGTATGACAACTGACATGGTTGCCCCTATGGGTATATCTGTAAAAATCGAGGAGAACTAAGATGGCAATAGCTAGAGGATTTGAAACGTTGATGTTAAAGACAGAAGCTAAGAAGAAGTTTTTAGAAGCAAAGAAGAAGATGGAGTCGCAGTTAGGTGTAACTCTTACGCACTCAAATGCTATGGAGGTTATGGCTGACCAAATACTGTCAGACAGTACGAAGTTACGATTAAGGATTGTCCCACTAACACAAGGAGAATGAAAATGATTGGAAGCAACGCTATGCTAGTAGACCTAAACATTTCTATGTGGACAGGTCGTAAGATGGATAAGAAAGTATCCGAGGAGATTGATGTAAGCAAGAGTACCAAGGCTCGGGCAGGTAACTACAACAAGAAGTTATTGGCAGGCTCGGACAAGCTAGAGAAGGTGCAGAAGATTGCTACTGCTGTGCGTACTTGGAACTATCAACATACCTTACCTTGGTCTGATGGTGGCTCACGCTTGTTACCTATGAAGTCTTTCTTTGATTACAAGGCTACGCTAGGCAACTATGAGCAACAATACAACGATGCGGTGGATGACTTTCTTGTGGAATATCCGCAACTGGTTTCATCTTCTGCGTTTACGCTTGGTGCTTTGTTTGACCGAAACGAGTATCCCGATGTTGAGGACTTGCGTTCTAAGTTTCGCTTTAAGTATGTGTTCTGTCCTGTACCTGATGCAGGGGATTTCAGAATAGATGTTGAGGAACAGGCTAAGAACGAACTGCAACAACAATACAAAGAGTATTACGACGGCAAGTTAGCTGACGCTATGAAAGACGCATGGGATAGGTTGCATGAAACCCTGACTCATTTGAGTGATCGTATGGATTACACAGACGAGAATAAAAAGAAGTTTTGGGATTCTACTATTACCAATGCCTCTGACCTGTGTGGGTTGCTGACAAGCCTCAATGTGACTGACGACCCTAAGTTAGAAGCTATGCGTCAGAAGTTAGAGAAAGCATTAAATGGTGTAGATGCCTCAGACATTCGTGAAAGCGAAGCAATTCGTACTAGCGTTAAGTCTAAGGTTGATGATATTTTATCTATGTTCTAAGGAGGGTGTATGAAGAAATGGAAAGGTTGGGTAATTAGAAAAGAGTATTTTCTAGTCCATGTTGAAGCAGATACATGGGAAGAAGCTAAAGAAAAAATGTGGGATATAGAAGTAGAGGACGAGCCAGTAGATATTGACTGGGAAATCTATGACATACAGGAGGATGAGTAATGGGATACAGAAGCGAGGTAGGGTTTTATATCGAATTTACAAAAGACCCCGAGGAGTTTGTTGCCCTGATGAAAGTAGATGGGCGAGATATATTCAAAGACTTCTTGCGGTTTATGTATATCGAAAACTATAAAGACAGACCAATGGAAGATGATGACCCGAAAGGTGGTGTTCACTTTTACCATGAACATTGGAAGTGGTATGACGATTCTAAAAACGGCTTTATGGATTTGCTTAACATGGCTGGAGATTTTGACAACAACTTTAAAGCTAAGTTTGCAAGAACAGGAGAGGAGTCAGATGACACAGAAGAAGAATGGTTCAATGATGACGACTATGAACTGGAATACCCCTATATGGTACGCAGAGTAGAAACGGCAATGGATTTAACTAAACTAAAAAAAGTGGAGGATGTATGAAAACCATAATTCATGTAAACCAACATGAGATAAAAGCCAACGCTAAGAATGGGACTACTAACCCTGTGCTAACTGTTAAAACATACAAAGATAACATCTATGCACATGAAGTAGTAATCAAGGGGGATAGTAGGATAGTTTATTCCCCCGACAAACCCCTATCTTGCGGTGCTAAGGTATGGATAGAAACCCAAGCAGAAGTAGAAGTAATTAACTAACAAGGAGAATAAAAATGCTACAACTAGACAACATAGACAAAACACAACTAAGCCCACCTGTATTAGAAATACTGGAAGCGATGGAACTAAAGCACGCCAAGTTAGGATACTGTCTGACAGTATCGGCGGTACAAAACACAGGTAGAGATCAGTATTGGCAGTTACGTTTTAACGATGCCCGCTTTTCTGATGATGCTTTAATAGATTTTGTGGGTGTAGTGGAATGGACATACGGCAAGCGTAGTGACCACGAGTACAAGATTACCTCACGCAAGATTCAGAATGATAGGTTCGGGCATTGGGGTAACGAACACTCAGCACAACGCACTAAAGATGTTAAGAAAGCATTGAAGATTGCGATGACCAACATAGTACCATTTGAGTGGCATGAGGTTTCTGCTAATGGTAGGCGTAGGGCAGAGCAAGCACATGAGCAATGGAGTAGTGCAGACAATAGGGCTATTTACCCATTTAAAATTGGGTACGAAGAAATGTATGAAGAGATTAAATACCTGATATCCACAGGAGTTCAGTTCAAAACCGAGCAATTTAAAAAGGCGGCAGCAGGAATTGAGGCATATGAAGAGATGCGACGCAAGATAAGCATTAAACCTAAATTCGATACGGTTATCGTGCGCCCTGACAAAGCCGTTTTTATACCCAATGGTTATGCCCTGCAACCCAAAGAGTTCGGCGCAGTTGACGACCTACCTGAACAAACCAGAACTAATATCGCTCTTTTAAAACTTGTTGAGAAAGACACACTACTACCCGAGGTAGGTTATCGGGGTGGGGAAAACACCTACTTTATTTTGGTTCAATAGTATTGACTATGTGGTAGGTAATCTTTACAATAGAAACATAAGGAAGAATATGAAAGATGGTTTTGTGGAAGCTATGGATGCAATATTTGATAAGTTTAAGGAACAGTTAGCCCCTGTGCGTGTTGAGTTTGCGGACAATAAGATACATATATCTACGCAGATAGAGATACAAGCAGGCAAGCTATTCGAACCCAAGTATCACCACTGCGAATACGGTGAACTACCTAGTTTTATTGCCGACAAGGTTGCCATGCTTAGAACGGCAGGGTTGGGTGTAGATGTTGATGGCATAGGTAAGTGGCGAGGTAACAAACTCTACTATGTGCAAGTATCCCCTAAACAATGGAATCAATACCACGAGGTTAAAGTATGAACGAACAGGACTTGAGGGATTGCTTTGCTATGTTTGCGATGAACGGCATTATTGCAAGGGGTGGTTTACATCCCGAACTGATGCCCGAAGATTGTATTGCAAGACGTTCTTATGAATTAGCAGATGCAATGCTAGAGAGACGAAATAAAACTGAAGCAGAAGAAGGAATCGTAGCCGTTAAACCTAAGAGGAGAACGAAGTGATACCGATACCATTTTTTGGTTGGTTAGCAGATGATGAAGAAGATACTCAGCAGATGTTGAGAGATCAAATACATATACAACAACACCGAATCAAAGAGTTAGAAAACGAAGTAATGATGTTGCAGACCGAGTGTACTGCCTTGATAAAACAAGTTGGAGAAATCCAATGAGTGAACCAGTAGCGTGGATGTATGAAAAGCCTAACGGGGCATCAAAGTTATCTTTTGTTAAAGAAAAAATGATTTGGGAAGATATGACTGAGACTCCACTCTACACCCATCCAGCAAAGACACTAACAGATGAGGAAATATGGCAGTTGTCTGACATGGTTTTAAATAATAGTGATGTTATTGGTTTTGCTAGAGCAATACTAAAGAAAGCGAGTGAGAAATGACAACACCTGAGAAGAAAGTCAAGGACAAAGTCAAAAAGATATTGGCAGAGTTCGGTGCTTATTACTTTATGCCTGCTACTGGGGGGTATGGTAAGTCAGGTGTACCTGACATTGTGGCTTGTATTAAAGGGCGGTTTATTGGTATTGAGTGCAAAGCAAATGGGGGTAAGCCGACTGCCTTACAAGAAAAGAATCTAATCGACATTATGAATGTAGGTGGTATTTCAATCATAGTAAATGAGACAGGGTTAGATAATTTTAAAGTATTGTTGGGTGTAGGATTCCCCAAAGCTGGAATTATTTACGATATGCTTAAAGGAGAAGAATGATGGACTTGGGATTGACAGTAGTTAAAGAACACAAGGATGGTTCAGCCGATGCAATAGTTCGGTTCGATAAAGAAATGCTAGAAGTTTTAGTACAAGAAGGTGTGTTACGTATTCTAGAAAAGTATATTGAGCAAGAGAAGAACGCTAAAGAAGGTGTAAAGCTACGCAAGAAGTTAGCAAAAAAAGAAGAACTTGATACAGATGGGAGATGTTAATGTTTGAATCTTTAATTAAACCACAACCACTAGACAATGATGTTGCGGTGATGAAAATTATTCATCTTTTGGGGCAGTTAACCCCGAACGATATTAAATATGTTTTGGAAATAGTAACTCAAGTAAACAAGGCGGTAGAACATGAGTGAAATGAACGTACTAAAAGAAGCTAATGCCATCATCTACGGCGATAGAGAAAAGACTTACGGACATCCTAGTAAGAACCTAAAGACTATTGCGGTCATGTGGAACGCTTATATAGATGCGTCTTCTGCGGTGGGTGTAATAGATGGAGCAGTAAAGGCAGAGATTAACGCTAAAGATGTTGCCGCTTTGATGATGTTGGTTAAGGTAGCTAGGTTTGCGAACGACCCAAGCCATAGAGATAACCTAGTAGATATTTGTGGGTATGCGGCGCTAGTAGAACGGTGCGATGAAACGGAATAGAGAGTATCGTTGGGCGCAGGTAATGCACCACCTGCAAGGCAATCCAAGAACTATAAGAGAAATTGCTAAGTATATGGATGTAGAGTATCAGATGGTTAGAAAGTATTTATACGAACTACTTGACCAAGACAAAGTAGAAGTGCATGAGGCATATGTAAAGCCGATAAGATATAGGAGGAAGAAATGAACGAAGGCGTAAAGATATTGTTAGAGAGGATGAAGACTAATCCTGATGAGTTTTATGACAAGACTAATGGACTGCACGTAACTACAAGGTGGGGAAGGATTCTTACAGACTATCAATCTTTTCTTGAACCCGAAGATATAAACGCATTAAAAGAAGCTATGAGTAAACTGCACCAAGAACAATTTACCAAATTAGTCATGAAAGAACTACTTGCTCCCGAGGAGGATGACGATATGGGAAAGTGGTTTACAAAGCGAGGGAGCGCTACAGTTTCGGCTACTCCGATTCCCGCAATATCTTCAATAATGATTGAACAAAACGAGCAGTTAAGAGCGCAAGTAAACGCAATGAAAGTAGAGGTGCGTAAAAAGCCTGTCCTAAAAAAGCCACACCAAACCCTATTTGGAAAACTATTTAACTATTCATGAACATAATTACATTGGACTTTGAGACATACTATGCTAAAGACTTCTCGCTCACGAAACTCACTACCGAAGAATATATCCGTGATGATAGGTTTGAGGTCATTGGGGTCGCCGTTAAAGAAAACAATAAAGAAACGAAATGGTTTACGGGTACGCATGGAGAAGTTAGCGATTTTCTGCATACATATGACTGGAGTAATAGCGCTTTGCTCGCTCACAATGCCTCTTTTGATGGCGCTATTCTTAGCTGGAATTTTGGCATACATCCTAAAGCTTTGTTCGATACCCTTTGTATGGCTAGGGCGCTTCATGGAGTGGATGCAGGTGGCAGTCTTTCAGCTTTGGTTGAACGGTATCAACTGGGTCGCAAGGGTACAGAAATATTGGATGCCCTAGGTAAAAAACGTTTAGACTTTACCTCTGAAGACCTAGAGCAGTACGGAAGTTACTGTCGCAACGACGTAGAGTTAACGTGGAAGTTGTTTAATGTTTTACAGCCTGAGTTCCCTGCTAAAGAACTAAAGGTTATTGACATAACTCTAAGGATGTTTACAGACCCCGTACTGGAGTTAAATCTACCCCTACTAGAACAACACTTAGAAGATACTAAGGAACGTAAAGAAGCTTTGCTTGAAGCCTGCCTAGCTGACAAAGATACGCTTATGTCTAATGATAAGTTCGCTGAGATACTTAAATCTCTAAAGGTTGTCCCTCCTACTAAAACATCTTTGAAAACAGGTAAGGAAGCATGGGCGTTTGCTAAGACCGATGAGGGCTTCAAAGAACTGGCATCACATCCTGACGTTCGGGTTCAAGCATTGGTGTCGGCTCGGTTGGGAAACAAGTCTACGCTTGAGGAAACACGCACACAACGGTTCATTGACATAGCTAAGCGAGGAAAGTTACCCGTACCAATCAAATACTATGCGGCTCATACTGGTAGGTGGGGTGGTGACGATAAGATCAACTTACAAAACTTACCTAGTCGTGGGCAACACGGAGGCAAGCTAAAGAAAGCTATTGTTCCCCCTAGTAAGTATGTAATGATTGACTGCGATTCGTCGCAAATTGAGGCACGGATTGTTGCATGGTTATCAGGACAGACAGATTTAGTGGAGGCGTTTGCAAATGGAGAAGATGTATACAAAATCATGGCTTCGGCTATCTATCAAAAGGCAGTTGATGAGGTGTCGGCACACGAACGTTTCGTTGGCAAAACGACAATCTTGGGGGCGGGGTACGGGATGGGTAGTAAGAAATTCCAAGCCCAGCTCAAGACGTTTGGCGTGGACGTTGAAGAGGGGGAAGCCAATCGTATTATCAGGGTATATCGGGAAACTTATGCTCAAATCCCTAAGCTTTGGCAAGAGGCAGGTAGGTGCTTGGAAGCAATCTACACCAATAAACCTGCGCCATTCGGCTTGGAAGGAGTCGTGTCATTCGATCACATAAAGAAAGGCTTTCTATTACCTAGTGGGTTATGGCAACGCTATGAGACGCTTTACCAAGTAACTGATTCTCAAGGAAAAACTCAGTTTGAATACAAGACTAGACGTGGCGCAGTCAAGTTGTATGGTGGAAAAGTGGTGGAGAATCTATGCCAAGCTATTGCACGCTGTGTGATTGCCGAACAAATGGTTAAAATATCTAAACGCTATAAAGTAGTTCTAACGGTACATGATGCGGTAGCCTGCATAGCACCTAAAGTAGAAGCTGAAGAAGCGCAACAGTATGTAGAAGAGTGCATGAAATGGCGACCTGATTGGGCGTACGACCTACCACTTAACTGCGAATCGGGAATTGGAAACAGTTATGGGGAATGCTAGCAGGGGGATGGGTTTTAAAGTCTACGACAAAGACGGATGGCATAGGGCTTGGTTTAACGACATAGATCACTTAATTAGATCAATGCTGGCAAACCCCACAAACATATATCACAGGGTAAATTAGATGATGGACTACGCAGGGTTTTTATTAGAAGCAAGAAAGCACTTGAAGTTATACGAGGATTCTGTTATAACAAGAGACTTCGACGGAGCATACGAACACGCATTAAATACGTTTGCTGAAGTTAGACTATTAATGCAAATTGCGAAAGATTTAAAGGATGCAAAAAAGGGATAGACCTATACAAGCCGACATGACCCAGCAAGAAGTTGCAGATGCTTTGGGTACTACAAGAGCGGCGGTAGCAGACATTGAGAAACGGGCATTACGGAAGCTACGAAACGAATTAACAAAACGTGGCTATACGATGGAAGATTTTTTTACGTGGAAAAAGAAAAGGAACCCAACAATATGATTACATTATCAAATGACCAACGCAATCGTTTAATGAATGCGGCAAGTAGAATAAAAACAGGCGAAAGATATGCGCTAACATTAAATGAAAGTCAAGCAATAGCAGACCGAATTAATGTAGTGTTATACGAACTGCATATAGAAAACCCTATGGCGTTTACAACTAATGCCGTACCTTCTTTAGGGGGTATGGAGTTTACACACAATCGTTATGCAATAAAGAAACGCAAATTTTACGATGAACCTAGAAGTCCTGCGGTAAAGTCATCTGACTATGCAAGCTATGTAAAACCTGCTAAGGAAATACTATGAATGTTAAATGGGCAGAACCTCACCAAATAGAAGATGGTATTGCTTTAGTATGGGGGGTTAAAGAAATTGTCGACACGCTTATGTGGCGGTATCTAGACCATCCAAGGGAAATGACTGAAGATGAAATGTACAACCACTTGCACGCTATCTCAGTATTAATAGATATGCACTGCGAAAAGCTAATGGATACATACTGCAAGGTATATAACCTTAACGAATACGCATCCGATGAAGTTAAAGCTAAAAGGGCAGAGCTACTTAACTCTTTAACTACTCCAACACCCAAGAAAAAAGCCAAGAAAAAATGACGGTTAAATACACTTGGTCGTACTCTTCAATAAATCTTTTTAAACAATGTCCACATAAGTATTATCGCCTTCGGGTGGTAAAGGACATTGTTGAACCTCCAGCAGAGCATTTAAATTATGGGTTGGAAGTGCATAAAGCGGCGGAAGATTACATTGGGAAAGGCATTCCAATCCCTCAGAAATACATCTTTATTAAAGAACACTTGGATAAGCTAAATCTTATCAAAGGCGAAAAGCTTTGCGAATATAGGATGGGGCTTACAAGTAATCTAGAGCCTTGTGGGTTCTTTGATAAAGATGTATGGTGGAGGGGTGTTGCAGATTTGATTATTATCAACGGCGATAAAGCGTATGTCATTGATTATAAAACAGGAAAATCCGCTAAGTATGCGGATACTAAGCAATTAGAACTTTTATCCTGTGCGCTATTTAAACACTTTCCTCACGTCAAAAAGGTCAAAGGTGGGTTATTATTTGTAGTATCCAATGACCTTATCAAAGACAGTTATGAATCGGATAGTGAAGGGGTTTACTGGACTAAATGGTTAGAAGATACCCAACGATTAGAAGCGGCAATCCAAAACAATGTTTGGAATAAGAAACCTAACTTCTCATGTCGTGCATGGTGTTCTATAACCGACTGTGAACACAACGGAAAAAGCCACTGATATGCCATATACCAAAACACCTAGACCTTATGCCCATGAATACGATATGGAAAAGAAACGTGGGGAACACCCTCGCCGAATGGAGCGTCAACGTGCTAGGCGTGAGATAGATAAACGTGACACAGGAACAGTATTAAAGAAATCTCCTAAGCGTAATGGTAAAGATGTATCTCACATAAAAGCTTTAGATAAAGGTGGTAGCAATAAAGATGGAGTAGTACTACAATCAGCATCTAAGAATCGTAGTTTTAAAAGAGATTCAAAAGGTAATTTAGTTTCTGAAGTAAGCGTCAAAGAACGCAAGAAAAAGTAATTGTTGGTGTTGTATGGTCATGAAGTAAGATACGAGTGCTATTGACAGGTTAACTCATTTCCTACATAACCGTATCAGTTGGGGTTGCTAGTTAGATATTTTTCCCTTCACGGGGTATCTTCCCTCCTTGGCAATGACCCAACCGATTAACTCCCGTAAGGAGTTGTTTCAATCAAAACGTGTGTTTTGGTCGTATTCCTATTGGAGAAGAGATTGCAGATCATAGAAAACAAGGCGTTACTACTTAAAGTACGTGACCCAAACCGCATTACTACAGTAATACCAAAGAGTAAAATTTTGGACGATGGTAGGGTGCTAGTCAAGTGGGGGCTAGATGAAGCGCAAGTATTAAAAAACCTTAAATACAAAGACGTGCCATCTCCAATACGCGCTAACTATAAGTGGCCTGGGTTATATAAACCGTTTGACCACCAGCGTACTACTGCTGAATTCCTAACTTTACACCGCCGAGCGTTTTGTTTTAACGAGCAAGGCACAGGCAAGACAGGTTCAGTTATATGGGCGGCAGACTACCTAATGAACATAGGAGTTATCAAACGTGTTTTAGTTTTGTGTCCGTTATCTATCATGCAATCAGCTTGGCAGAACGACCTATTTAGATTTGCTATGCACAGGACGACAGCGATAGCTCATAGCTATTCAAGAGAGAAAAGAATCCAAGCAGTTCAAAGCGACGCTGAGTTTGTTATTTGTAATTACGACGGGCTTGGAATTATTAGGGATACCGTAATAGAAGAAGACTTTGATCTAGTAGTTATTGATGAAGCTAACGCATACAAGACGGTATCTACAACACGTTGGAAAACCCTTAACTCTATCATCAAACCTAAGACTTGGTTATGGATGTTAACAGGCACACCAGCTTCGCAGTCCCCCACCGATGCGTATGGTTTAGCACGGTTAATTAACCCCCAAGGAGTACCAAGATTCTATGGTTCTTTCCGAGACATGGTTATGTACAAGTTAACCCAATTCAAATGGGTTCCAAAACCTAATTCAGAAAAAACAGTCCACACAGTATTGCAACCTGCAATACGTTTCACAAAAGACGAATGCCTAGACCTACCTGACATGACTTACACCACTAGAGATGTACCACTAACTGCACAGCAGGAAAAATACTACGAAATCATCCGTAAAAATATGTTAGCTGTTGCCGCAGGGGAAGAAATAACAACAGTAAATGCCGCCGCAAACTTGAATAAATTACTCCAGCTTTCATGTGGCGCAGTCTATTCGGATAGTGGAGAGGTAGTTGAGTTTGATGCCTCTAATAGAATCAATGAGTTAAAGGAAGTGATTGACGAGGCTAGTCATAAGGTG